TCGGTACTGCCGGTGCTTTAGACATTGCTGTACCTTCAGGCGTTGCACCACCAGCTTGAGGCAAGTTTTGAAGCATCTGCAAAATTTCAGATTGCTGCAATTCTTTGGTCTTACCTTTACGGGGACCGATAATTTTATTGATTACATTGATGGCATTGAGAACTGCTTTACCTTCTTCGCTATCTGAGCCAATTGAAGGGAGAGCTTGCTCTAGCAAGTCTTGAGCCATTGAAATATTGACCATTGCGCCTTCTTTGTTGCCCATCTTAGGCTCAGGCGTGGACATTGGAGTGCCCATTGGAGCTGTTGAAGAATCCGACATACCGCCCGGTTGTGGTTCAGGGATAATGTTTGGGGCACCAGCACCAGTAGGTTGCTGTCCTTTTATTAACTCCATCATTCTGTCTGGTGGAACGCTCATATATTTCCTTAATTAACAGTTAAGTACTATTTATTCTAACTATCACAAATTGTCAAGTGGGGGGTATTCTTTTTGGTTCCCGCCCCCCTCAGGACGGATTCGGTCAAACCGAAGCAATCCACAAGGGATTACTTGCGAGCTTTACGACCTTTACGAGCTTTGCGTGCCATGTTAATGACTCCTTATTAAAGCGGTCACCTATTTCAAGGGAAGGCAGCCACACCCTTTTTCCGTGAAGGAAACCTTTAATTAACGGCGAGTCTTGCGAGACTTTTTGCTATGCTTTCTGTACATAACTTTCTCCTAAAAAAATTATCCCCTACCCAATTCTCTACCACTTTTACGGGTATCTCTACCAGTAAATGTCTTAATACCTTGTACACGATACTGCAAATTAGCTGGAGCTTGAGTTTCACGCAACGAGCTAGTGCTTACCCTTGGCTGGTCTGCCTTTGGTTGTACTGTGCCTTTAGTTGCCATTATGTACCCTCCGCCAATTTCAAATCTGGTTTACCGCCTTTAGGCTTTGGCTGCGCTGGTGTTGCTGAAGCGGCGCCTCCTGCCTGAGCTTGTGCTGCGTTTTCTTCGCGTTTCTTTAATCTATCCTTGAGCAATTCTTTCATTGGAGGCTCAAGCAAGTCAAGTAAAGATTGCTTATCAATAGCTTGCGCCTTAAATAGATTAAATGCAAGTGCGCGTAAGTCTTCGGTAAAGATTGGGCTGTTAGAGTGAGCGTCCACCTTAACCACAAAGTCTTTAGTAAATTGCTCTGCAATAAATTTGTTGCCGTACTCATCTGTGAAGTGAGTGTTGTCGTAGGCTTGCATGAGCTTGAGATAAAGCGTTGCTACCTTCTCTAAACTATCTTCAACAATGAGAGCGCGTTTTTTAGCGCGGCTTGAACCAAGTCTAGCCAACTGGCTTGCGTGTCCAGCGGAGCGTACACCTTGCTCGCCGCGACCACTAAGAACGCTACTGATACCGCTAGCTTCAGCGAACATTGCATCCACTTCATGTATCACCTCAAAAAGTTCTGGCGGCATATTAGGAGAGAGTCGGTCAACTTTGCTGTTAGGCATATCGTTAGACACAAAAGACCCTGCCCGTTGGAAAGCAAATGCTTTCTCATCGGTAATGCCGGTAAAGCCAGTAAATACGGTTGGTGGGTTTACTTGTTTAGAAAGCAAATCCAATACCTCTGTCATGCGGTTGTTACGCAAGCCTTGTAGCTGCACAAGGCGTTGAACCTCTGACAATCCCCAATAGTAATCAAACTGTGGGTTAGGAGTAATCTGAACGAAAGGACATTCGCCTTTCAAAAATAATGATGCGCCCGGACGGTCATAAATAACTACATCGGGGTCTGCCATGGTGACTACTTGATAGTCTTGGGTATCGTCATTCCATACCCATAGTTCGTGCATCTTGATGGTGTCTTCAGCTACGCGAGCCTTATAGCGATTAAGTCCGGCAAGGTCTAAGTCCACATTACCGTACATCTCAGGCTGTGACTGAGACATGATGATTCGATTAACGCCTTCAGGAACCTCATCAGTCTTGGCGTGATAGCCTGAAGTGACTCGTCTTACAATCTGCTCGCGCTTAGGATGCTTGTACAGTCTGTTGTACAACTCGCTGCGAGTGATGTAATAAATTTGAACAATGGCTTCTTGTCTATCGGACTGCGGCGTATCTTCGCGCAGCACACCCATAGATGACGGCTCAATCATAAACGGATGGATACCGTTGTTCATTACCAGTTTTACATAAGTCGTGTTGAACACTAAAGCCCATGTCAATGCCAAGCTAAACACTTGGTCTGCATTGGAATTGAGCCACTCATCATTGAGGGCGCGGGTTAGTGTTGGGACTTTTATTTGTTCTAATGTTGGAACCGAAGCACCGACATTAATGGAGAATCTTGTTGTCTCTGCTGAGTATAGAAAGCTAGTGAGCTGGTCAATGTGAGGATAAATCTTATTGAAGATTGCTGGTGACTCATCCGGACCATTACCAAACAAGAACCATGAACGCAAAGAGGAGTAATCCGCCTTGCGCTCATCTAACGAAACTAAGCACTTCTGAATTAAATCAAGATAAAAAATTTCTCTAGCTTCGTTATTTTCTGGGATTCTCATTTACTTTTTCACAGTAAGGTTCTCATGGTCTGCAATATAACTTGCCGCTTTAGGTCCCGTCAAGTTGCCAGCGGCTTTCGGGTTGAAACCGACTGACTCTCCGGCTACTGAACGGAATTGATTTCCACCCAGTATAGACCCCATATTCATTCCGCCTTGACCGCCCCAGATTGCCGAGTCCCCCGGGCGCGCTTCGCGCTGCTTTGCTTCGGCTGCTGCTTTTTCGTGTTCGAGCTGCTTTTTGCTGGTTTTGTTTTTTCGCGTGAAGAAGCCGGCTTGGTTTTCTCCTTCGCGGGTTGACTTGATGTTTGACATATCAAAGTCCATAGCCAGTTGCTTAACCGTTTTATCATTTCTTTTAGTCCTTTCTGAGACTAGACCGGGCGCTTGCAAAAAGACCATAAGGACTTCTGCTTCGCATCCTTTCATTGGACATTGAGGTTTTCGTGCCTCAAAGTAACCATGCTTCTCACATTTGTAATCGTGTAACACCGCCATATTTATCCCCTTTCAAGCTGTTCGTCAAGTGTTTGATTCGTATAATCATTCATATTGCTTATACCCACCCTAATCTTAATCTCTCCGTTAATCACTTGCAAGCCCGTGGTCCTTGCCATTCTTGGCTTTGGTTCTCTGCGGAACTCTACAAATTTTGTTCGGTCTTTGTTTTGCATGATGGCTACTTCGCCCCGTATCCATGCGTCATAGCCTTTGGACACCCGGCGCTGGAGGTACTCGCCCATGTTTTCAGTCTCGTAAATGAAAACATCTCTCATGTGCGCCTCGTTGACGCCGCAGACATCGGCAAACAATTTGATGCTGATACCGCGATTAGGGTCACGCAAGAATCTGCCGATAATCCTACGCAACTCCGCTTTGGTTCGAACTTTACGAGTTTCCATAGACTCCGATGCGTTTTAAGTAGTTACTCACATTCCTCCCGACTGCTATTTCTTCAGGGGTATGGTCTTCTTGGGCGCGAGACACTTCACGGGTAATCTTTTGAGCAATCAGGCGCGGTTGAAGCTGCTCGGCAAAAGCGGCTGCTGCCAAAGCGCTAGCAATTACCCGGTCATCCTTGTTGCGACCTGAAGCCTCAATGGAAGCTCCGTCACGCACAATGGTCTTCATCTCTTCAATCAAATCCAAGGAATAGACCGCCATCATGCCCCGCTCAAAGTAGTCTTTCATGTAAGAGAGCATCCGTTCCTTGGTTTGGGAAGTGGTTATCCAGCCAATGCTGTTAGAGATACCGCCCATGGTGTCATTGCGGCGCCAGATGTAGTTTTGCATTGAACCCAAGACATCCATGAGCTTTCCGCCATAGGCTCCGCCCATCGCAGACGCTTGCCTCTTGAGGTTACGCAATTCATTGATAACGGCTTGCCCCGGACCATTGACTTCAAGGTTTAAGGTAGAGTTTTTGTAGGCACCCGCCAAGTGAGCAATCACCCAAGCGAATTGGTAGGTGTTCATTTCGCTTGTAGCAAACTCAGCAACTTGCTCCATACCGTCAGCATAGCAACGGTACACTTGTACGCAAAAGCGGTCAGCCCAATCAGAACTACCGTAAGCGGGGTCAGCACCAATGACATAGTAAGCAGTATCAATTGGTTCCTCCCAGATTTTAAGCGTTGCAAGTCTTTCTGTTGACTTGACAACTTCAGTATCTTGGAAATTAGCGCCCATCGCATATCGGTAGCAATCGAAATTAAGTTTTTTAGCAATCTTAACGGCATCAGTACACCTTGCATTAGAAAAGAAAGAGCTGCCAGTCATCACAAAGGCATAATCTTCAGTAGGCGGGAACTCTTGGTACATGAGGGCGTCATCCTTGATGCCTTCAGCTAGTTTCCAGCGCCACCAAGCCATTTGACGGGAATTTATCTCGTAGTTGTAGAGTTTTTTGATTTCACGGGTCCATTCCTTCTCTTCAGAGGTCAATTTGCCATCCCAATAGACCTTATAGACATCCGATTCAGCGGGCGCGGAATAGAACTGGTTACGCCACCAGCCACAGAAAATCGCCTTTTGAGTACGCGCTTTCTTGGCAGTCACATACATATCGTGGAACATATTGAACCCCCGAGCGGTAGATTCAAAGATATACAGCCGTTTAGGATTGGATTCAGCTAACGAGGCTAGCAAGGAAGCTAATCCTTCCTCATCTCCCCATGAGCTTGTCTCTGTTCCATGGAGGAAGGTGATACCTTTGCCGCGACCAAGTGAACCTTTTGCTCTAAGCCCTGCGACTTGATAAAAGATACGGCTGCGGTTTTTGAGGGAAAGACTATTCCGGTTATGGGTAAGTAACGGGATTCGGTACTCTTTGGGTAAACCGTCCATATAAGCGGCAAGCGTCCCCCTAAACATATCCCGGTTTTCCTCCGTGTCTGTAACCAGAGTGCCATTGAGACCTTGGTTAATGAAGTGCCAGTACAGGTCGAGTGCGAGTGAGATGGTTGTGATTCCAAGCTGCCGTCCTTTAAGGATTACAAAGAAATGGATTCCCTCCTCTAGTCCGGAGGCTATCTCGTCCATGACATAGGTTTGGGTACCGAGCAAGTCATCAAGGTTGCGTAAGCCCTGCTCTTTGGTTTCAATCTTGAGCTGGGCGCAAAATTGATAAAACTGCTTTAAGTTAAATTTCATTTAGAGGTGCTTCTAAAGTTATCCACATCCCAATTAGCAATAATCGCTCTTGCCTTGGGGTCTTTAGCCATCTTGATTAACTCTTTGTAAGTGCTTTGCGGATACTTTCTCTTCCACTTGGCTGCTAGCTCAATCTTCTCTTTATCGTAGATACATTGGCAAGCATGAATCATCTCCGTTTTATAGATGTACCGGAGATACTCCAAATAGATACGGTCTTCAGCAGTCACTCGATGCGAAGTCATCATAGCCTTCTAAGGCTTCACGAAGGCGGATAATTTCCTTCTCAGCGTTAGATAAGAGCTTAGAGCTTTCAGTATGAACCCGCATTAACTCCATATAGAGTTCGGTATGGGTCATCTTCTGAACCCTATCCATATACATCCGTTTAGCTTCTTCCATGGCTAGGAAAGAAGGTCCTGTACCGTTCATCATGCCGTTCTCCATACTCTGACTCCTATCTCTTCTCTACGGGCTACAAACTTCATTCCAAGGCGTTTAGAGGCTCTGTAATTGGCGTTACACACGACTTGCAGCTTACCCCCTTCAATGAGGAAAGAATCGCCAATAGCCATCTCTTTATACGGGTATGTCCTTCTGGGTTCGGGGAGCGGAACGCTCTTGCTTAACTCTATATTCATCATGCTATCCCTTATGTGCTATGTATTCATTATAGACATAAAAAAAGAGAGCCGTAAAGACTCTCTAAGGGACCTATCGTGAATATGGGGAGAGCTAAACGATAACCTTTAGGGGCTAGAGCCTTGTCTTAATCCATACCCTCTCCCAGCATGGAAGCATCCCATTAACTCAGACCGAAAACGAACGGGAACGCAGTTTCGGAATGTGCATAGTTTATTCGTTTTTCTATGCAGGTGAGATTTCACATATATAGAAAACATGAATTTTTTTTGGGGGGAAATGGGAGTGGGGCACGCACCTAAGCAAACCCAAACCCATTCAATGAACCGGATGCACGCGCTATAAGGTTTAAGAGGTGGTAACCGTCCTAGAACCCTTGTAATATAAGGGTTTATAGAGTTTTAATTGAGTATTTAACGCGATGCCCTGATATTGTTTGAAGTGAGCCGGACGGGAGGGAGCCAATCTAAGCGCGAACCCGCTTATGAATGAACCCTATTATATAAATTAGTAACCACTAACATATATAACAATCTATCTCATATAGTTATTACTATTATTAGTTATTATATATTACATCTTAATTACTATTGTATCTCATAAAAACAACATAATTCTAAATAACTTTACCTAATCGTCCTAATCCTGATATACAATCTAATCAGTAGTACACCTAAACGAGATGTTTTTTAACTAGAAAAGAGGTTAATTATGAATAAGCAAGATATCGCGCAAACCATAACAGATAGCATCATTAAGCAATTAGAAGCCGGTACAGCGCCTTGGGTTAAACCTTGGCACAGTAAGCCTAATGAGGGCGCACCTCATAATCCGGCGTCTGGTACTTACTATCGCGGGGCAAACTTTATCTGGTTATCCATGCTTCAATCTGCCGGCGTCTTCGGCACTTCCGACAAGTGGATGACATATAAGCAAGCGCAGGACAAGGGCGCGCAAGTTACGAAAGAGGCAAAGGGTAAGGGCGTGCAAGTGATTTTCTATAAGCCGTTACAAGTGCAGGGCGCGCTTAATCCTACAACGGGTCAACATGACTCTAAAGTCATTCCCATGATTAAGACTTATACAGTCTTCAACGCGGATTTTATTGAGGGTTTGCCGGTTGATGAGGTAATTGAGGCGCCTAAAACTGAATTTCAAACTATCGAAGAGTGTGAAGACTTTATCAAGTTATCGGGCGCGACAATCCAGCATGGGGGCAATAGCGCGCATTATGCGCCCGCCTCTGATTACATTCAGTTACCGGCGCGGGAAGACTTTAAAAGCAAGCAAGATTACTACGCTACGGCGTTACATGAGTTAAGCCATTGGACGGGGCACAAGTCACGAATTGACCGCGATTTTAGCAAGTCTAAGCGCTGGGGCGATAGTGCTTATGCTTTTGAGGAATTAGTGGCGGAGCTGGGCGCCGCTATGTTATGCGCTCATCTCAAGATAGACGGGCAATTACAGCACGCCTCTTATATTGCCTCATGGTTAAAAGTATTAAAGCAAGATAGCAAGGCAATTTTAAAAGCCGGTGCAGAGGCGCAAAAAATCCTAGATTACCTTGTCAAGGTAGATGAGGTGCAGGAAGAGGCGGAAGACTTAAAAGCCGCTTAATGATTGTTTTACCCTTGCCGGCGGGGTTTGCCGGCGTCCTAATCTAATGAGGTGAAT